AAGCAATGTTTGCAATGTAAAATAGATAAACCATTATCTGAATTCTATAAAGAAAGAATCCAGTGTAAACAGTGCATGAAAGACGATTATACCAGATATCAGGACCTACATACGCTCCAGCCTGAAATAAGGAGACAAAAGTTAATTGATTTACTCCAAGAAGCTGTTAATAAAGGAAAACAGATTGCAGATCAGCCAGTTGGATATAATACAGAAGAATGGGTAGAGAGAATCATTGGTTTCTTTAGTAAAAGTAGAGAAGAGTATTAAATAGGTGTAAAACGTGTGTAATACGTGGGCAATTACACCTGTATAGTTAAGTAATCAACAAAATTATGTTGAAAACAATCATAAAAGGCATATTAGCTATAACTTTCGTAACATGCGCTTTTTCATTTGTATTTGGAGTAGGGCCAGTTACTATATTAATGATTAGTGAAGGGAATAAATTTCCTGCTATTCCAATATTATTAATTTGGTCTGTAGTTATATTTGTAATTTTAAGTTATGTGGTAGAAAAAAATAGGATAAAAATATGAAAATAAAGAATAAAAAACCGTGGTTAGCTTATATTCTAGTTTTAAGGTTTCCATTAATCTTAAAAAAGAGTACATTAATGGTTTGGGGTGATACTATTTATTATGAAGGAGAAGAAAAGGTTATAGGCCATTTACTAGAACATGAGAAGACTCATATTAAACAAAGTAGAGGAAGTAAGTGGATAGGCCTAATATGGTGGTTAAGATATTGCTGTTCTAAGAGATTCCGACTTAAACAGGAACTTGAAGCGTATCGAGTGCAATATAAAGCTTCAGGTGATCCAAGAGTTCTAATGAAAATAGCTCAAGATTTATCAGGTCAGCTATATGGTAATGTGTGCAGCTATGAAGAGGCAGTAAAAATGATTAAAGATTAAAAAGTATGCCAAAAGGAATATACAAACGAACAAAACAACATATTGACCAAAATAAAAAGAACTTAGGAAATTATTTAGGTATGGGTATGGGAATGTTAGGCAAAAAACATGAATAAAATAACAAATATTTCATTAAATAAAGAAGAGTATGGTCCACAGAGCGAACGTGTAACAAAGAGAAATAAACCACAAAGAGATTTACTAGGAACTTATTGTACTAAAGGCAAAGGCATAGATATTGGTTCAGGTGAATCGAGATGTCATCCTAATGCGATTAGTGTAGATGCTATTTCATATCCTGATGTTGATATTGTAATTGATAATCCAAAACTTTCTATGTTTAAGGATGGTGAATTAGATTTTATAGTGAGCTGTCATTCTTTAGAACATTTCAGAGATACAAAAGAGACGTTAAGAGAATGGGCTAGATGTTTAAAAGTTGGTGGTACATTAGCCATAATAGTTCCAGACGCTGAGATAATACCAAAGACTATTTCAGAACCAGGTCATAAGGTAGCATTAACTAAAGATGTAATGAATGTATTATTTAAAAGAGTATTAAATTTTAAGATACGAGAACTTAGAAATTTAACAGAGCTCGAAGGGCATAAGGCACAGACTTGTATATTGTGTGTTGGTACTAAAAGAGCTTAATAATTATGACTAAACCAAAAATAGAACAAGAAGTACAAGACGCGCTTAAGGCTCCTAAATTAGAGAAGAGGATTAATATTAAAACATATACTCCTCATGAAAATCAAGTTAAGATGATTGCTGATCCATCTAGGTTTAAAGTTATTCGATGCGGAAGACGTTTTGGTAAAACTACTTACGCTGTTAATAAAATATTTATAGCTAGTCTTTTAGTTGAGAACGGTACATTCTGGTATGTTGCTCCTACTTATAAACAGGCTAAGCAAATTGCTTGGCGTATGTTTGTAAATTTATATAGAAATAATGATAAGAAAATATTTGCCAAGCTTCCTAACGAAACTCAATTAACAATATTTTTAAGTAATGGAACATTTATTGAAATCAAAGGAGCAGACAATGAAGACTCTTTGCGTGGAGTTGGATTAAATGGGACAGTATTAGATGAGTATCCATTAATGAAGCCTAATGTTTGGCAAGAGATTATGAGACCTATGCTAGCTGATTACGCTGGATGGGCAGACTTCATTGGAACTCCAAAAGGATATAATCATTTCTATGATTTAGAGATGAGAGCTCTTAAAAATAAACTGTGGTCAACATTCCATTTCTCAACTTATGATAATCCGTATATTACAAAAGAAGAGATAGAACAAGCAAAGCAAGAAATGACAGATGATTATTTCTCGCAGGAATTTCTAGCTGAGTATCGTAAATTTACAGGATTAGTATATAAAGAGTTTTCAATAGGAGTTCACGTTACTGAACCTTTTCAAATTCCAGGAGATTGGCCTAGGTGGAGAGCAATTGATGCAGGATTTTCAAATCCATTTTGTTGTTTGTGGATAACACAGAATCCGATTACTCATGAGTTCTACATTTATGATGAACACTATGTTGCTCAACAAACAACAAAGTATCATTCAGAAATTATTAATGGAAAATCATTTGGACAGAATTTTAGAAGTACATACATTGATCCATCTGCTAGACAAACAATGCAAGACCTTGGAGCTTATGGGATCTATTGCACTCAAGCAGTAAATACTGTAGGATTAACATCAAGGGAAGGAAGGATGGCTGGTATCTCAAAAGTATCTGAACTTTTAAGGATAGAACCCAAGAGTAACAATCCAAAGATATTTGTATTTAATCATTGTGTTAATACTATAAAAGAATTTCAAACTTATAGGTGGGAAGTTAAAAAGCTTGGAAAATCTCAATCAGAAATTCCTCATAAAGAAGACGATCACGCCATGGACTCGCTTAGATATTTTGTTAACACATATAATGTTATTCAAACTGCAGTCAATAAAAAAGCAAAACCATATGTTCCAGGTAATGAGATTACTGGATATTAAAAAACCTATTGACTATATTAACTAATAATCATACAATATTAATATGGCTAAGAAAAAAAAGAATAAGAAAAAAGTAATCGAACTCACAGAAGTTCAAAAAACTGAAGTAGTTGAATTAGTAACTACTAGGTTTACGAAGTCTTCTCAATTTCAGAAGCCTTTGTTTACTAATTTTAATGAATTTTATAGACTCTATCGTTCTATTATAAATGCTGCAAAGCAAAGTTATAAAGGTAGAGCGAAATTATTTATTCCTTATATTTGGTCAACCATTGAAACAATCATGCCGCGCATGGTTGGAGCTAAACCTAAAATTGAAGCAATTCCAAGAGAAATAGAAGACACAGAAAATGCAAGAAGTACATCTCAGGTGCTTGATTATCAATGGGATATAATGGACATGAAGAAGAAAATTAAACTCTGGGTTAAACAAGCCTTACTATATGGCGTTGGAGTTATGAAACTTACTTGGAGTTTTAAAGGAGAATTTGGGAATGTAGTTCAGGATCAGCCTGATGCAGAAGTTGTAGATTTATTTGATTTTTATATTGATCCAGATGCTACTACAACTGATAACGCTGAATATATTATACATAGAGTTGAAAGAAATATTGAGGCACTAAAAGCAAATAAAAATTATACTGTTTTTAAAGAATTAGTAGAAGATGTAAAAGATGATTCGTACAAAATTCAGAGAGATTCAATAACTGGATTAAGTAAACCTAAAGATAGTGATAAAAAGAAAGTTGAATTACTTGAATACTGGGGACTATATGATATTAAAGGAACGGGAGTTGATGAAGAATGTTTAATTACTCTTGCTAATCGTAAACATATTCTTCGTGCAATTCCAAATCCTTACGAACATAAAAGAAAGCCTTTTATCGTTTTATTTGATACACAAATTCCTAATGAGTTCTGGGCAGTTGGTGAAGTTGAACCATTAAAATCTTTACAATATGAATTGAATGATATTAGGAATCAACGAATGGACAATGTTACTTTAATTTTAAATAGAATGTGGAAAGTTAAAAAGGGAGCTAATATTGATGAAGACGAATTAGTTTCTCAAGCTGGTGCAGTAGTTCATACTGATGATATGGCAGGTCTTGAAACTATAGACACTCCTGATGTTACAGCTTCAGCTTATAATGAAGAAACATTAGTTAAATCTGACATGCAACAAGCTTCAGGTATTACTGATTATACTAAAGGACAAGGTAGTGGAGCGGTAAGAGGACAAAGTGGAATGGGTAATGAAACTGCTACTGGAATTATGTTATTGCAAGAAGCTGGAAATGCTAGATTTAGATATAAGTTAGATAATTTAGAAGACTCATTGAAAGATTTTGGTAATCAATTAATTGCTTTAAATCAGCAATATCTTGATAAGAAAATGACAATTCGTATAGTAGGTAAAGAAGGAGGAGTAAAATGGATAGATGTTTCTCCTGATAATATTAAAGGAAGATATGATATTGCAGTTGAGGCTGGGTCGACTCAACCAATGAACAAATCAATGCGCAGAGCAGAAGCAAGAGAACTATTAGCTACAGTAGCTCCATATGCAGAACTTGGAGCAAATGTAAAATATTTCTTGAAATATCTGCTTTCTACCTATG